CTGGGCATTTCCTAAGTGCTGAGCATCAACGAATTGCTCAAGTTATCCATGACTACGATCCTACTCTAGAACTAGCATGGGTTCCTCCTAAGGACAGAGCACTTAACGAAAAATATCCTTTTGCAGTGATTCATCGCCCAAATAATGCCCCACCTTATATTGTAATGAGGCTTCAAGAAACAGAAGTAGATCATCGTGTTGTGGCTAGGCTATGGAATGCTGACAATAGTAATCATAACGTTCTTAGTGCTATTGAGGCAGACGAGGCCGCACGAAGGGCACTCGAAATGCTGCGACGAGAAGAAGAAACCCTAGAGGCTAGAGAAAAAGCCGCGTGGGCTATTAAGGCTCCTTCCGGTGCAACTATGGATGGGATTAAGTTGCTATGAGTTACCTTACGTCTACGTATACTGGCACCGATGTTTCTAAGTACGTAAAGAGGCAATTCGGTGACGAGTCTGGCGTGCAGATTACGGATGAAGATATCGTTCACTGGATTAACGCCGGTGTTAATGAGATTTTCAGGAAAAATGAGCCGGTCAAGGCGATTGCTCAGACAGACGTTACTGTAGACGTTAGTGAGTACACCTTTCCTCCTGACGTATTTAAGGTACAGTCTATTCTATACAATGGAGTACCGTTAGAGCAAAAAACATATCAGGAAGTTGAAGAGTATTTACTACGCGAAGACCCACAAAATTCCAGTCGAGGTAATCCTCAACTGTGGTATGAGTGGGGAGGGTCTTTCATTATCTGGCCGGCCCCTGACAAGTCCTCTGTAGGTGGCCTTAAGATCAGATACGTGAAGGCTCCTTCAAAACTAAACAACGTCACTGAACCTTTGCCGCTACCTGATCCTTTCTACAATAGGCTCATTGAATACGTACTGTCTCAGGCTTATGAACTAGATGAGAACTGGACAGCCACTAGCCTAAAGACCCAACAGTTTAGTCAAAACTTGGAGTCTCAGATTAACCAAGACTCCACTACTGCGAACACCTATGCCACTATTACAGTGCTAGAGGAAGACTTATGAAATGCCAGCAAATGCCGTTAAGATTGGCCCTTTTTCGGGTGGTTTGAACACCTACAGCGAGCCTGCTGGTGTCGCTGATAAAGAAGTTGTCGCAATTAAGAATTTCGACATTGATCTTGACGGCTCGTTGACCTCGCGGAACCCTTTCTACTTCAAGAACTCTGCCAATGCTATTCCTGGAACTGGAGAAACTAAACTTCTAGGCTGGTATATCGCAACTGACAACAAAAAGTTTCTTATTGCATCTAATACTACTGGCACCTACGCACTAGACTATTCTAATTCAAACGCTTTAGGCGCATGGGTAACCGTTACCACGACGTTCTCTGCTACGTCTATGGTTCAATACGCCAATAAAGCGTATCTCGTAGCCTCTCCATCTTCGGCCAATCCGGGCGGCTCGTGGGAGCCTACAGGGGGCTTCACAGCCATTGCAGGCATGGCTAAGGGTACTACTGCCACTGTCTACAAAGAACGAATGTTTATTGCTGGCGGACAGCCGGACCCTGTAAACGCTAACCGAGTATTTTTTAGTAATCCTGCCGACTTTGCTACTTGGCAGCCCACTGTAAACTTCTTTGATGCTCGTGCTGGTGATGGTCAACACATTCTTAAGTTGATTATTTTCCAAGACACTATTGTAGTTTTCAAGGAAGATAGTACCTACGCTTATTCATACGATTCTAACCCTGCTCGTGGCGCTGTCCGGTCCATTAACACTAACATTGGAATTTCAAACACGGACTGCGCTATCACCTATGGCAACCTTCTATACGTCCATCACGAGTCCTCTGTCTATCAACTAAGTAACTGGAACTTTACACTGGTCAATGTAAAGGTTCCTTTTGAGTACTCCGTGGTATACGGGGCACTGGCTGACATTAAACCAAGCCTTAGTGTTTTAGACGATAAATTGCTAGTCCATCACTACGATAGCATGTACGTATTTAATTTGCGTACTGGCGTATGGACGCAGTGGAGCACCACGTCAATGTGGAACTTTAACTACTTCCTACAAGTCCCCGTAGACGATGCATCCCAGCCAGAAGAATATGTTGCAGGCTGTAGGAATAACGTTAACTCAACTAAGCGGAAACTTCATGCGTGGCGGACTACTTTGGATTCAGTACTGGCTGAAGAAATGACCTGTACTGTCACCAGTAAGTCGTATGACTATGGCACACCGTACTCATTTAAAAGACTCTTTTGGTGGGGAGTAGACTTAGTAAGTAAGACTAATCTCTCGTATGTAGTTCATCCCATTACGTACTCTCGTGCTATTACTCACGACCAGTTGAGTAACTACACACATACTCAGATAGCACAAGGTACGCACGCACAGCCTTTTAGTATTTCTATTGACGTAACAGATTCAATGGTTATTGGAAATACTTTCGAGGATCGTATGTTTATTAAACTATTGAAGTCAATTCGATTCCGACAGATTAACTATACTGTAACTGCTACAACTGACGGTACTATTTCTACAGCCCCTGTTAGGATTTATTCTTTAACTTCTTTTGTGGACAACAAGCAGGTTGTGCCTAAGACTGTTAACTAATTACTGGACAGTCGAAAGGTATACTAGGTAAACTATCTTGAAAGGAGGCAGCGCATGAACCCGTTTCTGGAGTATCTACAGGGCGCAGGACAGAACTTTCAGCCCTATGCTGCTGGTAATAAGCGATATGGCGCTTCTGGACGGTCGGCTCCTAATATCGGCCCTGTAGCCGATAAGCAGGGCTATATGGAACGTGACCTAAAAAAGAACGCTATGCGAAACGCTATGCTACGAAGAATGCAGGCTGCGCAGACCGGAAACTTCTTCTCATCTGATTTTCTCGACCCCCGTAATAGGAGTTACTAATGGCACAACTACAAGGTATGGGCGGCGGTGGCGGCGGTAAGAACCACTTGCTACCGTCTGTAACTGCTCCTATTACTGCTCCTCCCGTTCGTGCAGGAATTACTGGGATTACGGCTGTCCCTAAGACTAGGGCCGCTGGCATGGGTTATAGTGGTGGCGGAGGGGCTGGTGGAGGGACTGGTTCTAACTCGTCAGGTTATATTGGGAATCTTGCTGCTCCGGTACAGAGTGCGCCTCCTCCTATGTCACTTGATGATTTTGTCGCGCAAGATACTGCCTATCAGTCACAACTTGCGGCTCTTTCTAAGGCATTTACGGATTATCAGAGCCAGCAAGAGCAGGCTAAAACCGGCTATCTTACTAACTATGGCACTGACCGAGACGCGCTAGAGCGTAACCGAGTTAACGCAATGTCAGAACTAGAAAATGATTTTGCTAGTCGAGGACTCCTACAGTCCGGTCTTTATGCTGATTCTCGTGCCGACCTTACTGGCGACTACGACCGCCGTAATGCAGCACTAGAGCAGGCCAAGGCTCAGTATATTGCAGGTCTAACCAATGACCTTTCTAATTTCCAGAGTGAGCAAGACCTTACTAAGCAGCGTGCTCTTCAAGAGGCTGCTGCTCGTCGTGCCGCACAGTATGGGGTCTAATTATGGCACAACTACAAGGTATGGGCGGTGGCGGAGGCGGCTCTAGGCCGAATCCTTATGTCGATCCTCAAATTCCTGTACTTCCTCCGGCATTTGACCCTAATGCTTTTCTTGCTCAAGTGCTAAGTGAGCAAGAAGCACAGGCTCAAGCCCAGCAGGCGTATAAGCCTCAGTTGGACTATTTGTCTCAACTAGAGGCTAGTACTCGTACAAACGCTGCCGATTCTCAGCGCAACATCGGTACTCTCTATGACAAAGTTGCGCAAGAAATTGCGGCGCAACAGGGCGGAATTCAGAAGAATTTCGACACCGCTATTGGCGGCGTAAATTCTGCATATCAAGATGCTCTTAGTCAGATGATGGGCCGTTATGGTCAGTCTCAGAATGAGATGAACGAACAACTAAGTCGTCTAGGTATTATGGCTGCCCAGCCTAATACGCAGTCTAAGTCTAATCAGCAACGGGATTTTCTCGCCGGTGTAGTCAATGCAAATCAGCAGGCTCATACAAATGCTCTTACGCAGCAAAAAGCCGGTGCTCTAGAGTTCAATACTAAGCAGGGTAACATTACCCGTCAAACTGGCGCTAATGCTCAGACTGCTGTAGGCAAGCAACTTATGGACTTCCTTACGCAACTAGGTGGAAAGCGTGCTGACATTATGAGCACGATTTCTAAAACTGCTAGTGACTTCCGTAATGAGTCTGCACGACGTGCCAGTGATGACGCTAAGTTTGCATGGCAACAGGCTACAGATGCGCGTGATTTCGAGTACCGTATGGGCAAGGACGCTGCTGATTATGAACTAGCCGCACAGCGCGCTGCCGATTCTGGCAAGAGTGTTAAAGACCCGCTAGGTGATGTTAGCCTTTTGGCGAATAGACTCTATTCTAACCCTCAGGCTGCTCAGAACGCTATCAAGGCTATTCAAGATGCCATGAACGCTAGCGGTGGCGCTGCTAAAAGTGCGGACGAACTAATGACGTTGGTTCGTAACAGGCTCACAAAGGCTAACGGCAAGGTCGGAGACGCTACTCAACTTCGACAACTAATTGACGCGATGTTCTCCAACAAAATCTACACGGAGCGACGCGACCCATTCGGTTACTAAGGATAGTAATGGCTAAGACTTGGGTAGACTACTACAATCAAATTACGTCGGGAGGTCGGGCTAAGGCCCGGCCTACTGGCGTTGATCCGCTTAGAAATCTTTCTTTTGCGCCTAGTGCTTTTACCGGAGTCACTGACGGTATTTTAGCGGGCGCTAACGGCAAGGTTCAAAAGAAGCCTCAGTCGACTGCTGATATCCTTAAGACTGCTCTTATGACAGTCAACCCTGCCGCGTCTGTTCTACTAGGCGATGAAGGTTCCTATGGCAACCGGGCACTCGATATCCTGAGTCGGCCGCTATACGCCTCTGCCTCTGTAGGCGAAGGTCTTGCCGAAAGTATGCTTAAGGCTACTGACCCTAAGAAGTCTAGCGTTGATTTTGGCGAACTTCTAAGCGGCGTTGCGTCAATGCCTAAAAATGCTTGGGA